TCCGTGGGCTTGTCATCGGTCTCGAAGTACGCCTTGACGGCCGCCTTGGCGATTATCGCCATCTACTGCGTCCCTATGAACACGGCGGTAGCGTTGGGCGTATCGCTGGCAACTCCGCCCCCGGTGCCTACGGATATCTTGCACCCGGCGGCCGATTGGTTTCCAGTGGTCGCGCGCAAGGCCATGATATGAGGATTCGCCTCGGACAGGGCCAATGCCCCTCCACCTAATACATATGCCGAGGTGGCGAACGGAATGGTGAAAGCTACGTGAAAATTTCCAGCGTTTTGATTTGTCACCGCAGTGACGTTCATCGAATTGGCAATCGCCGCTGTGGACGTGTTGCACTGCAGCCACGCCTTGCACACGCCGGGGTGGGCGCGAAACGTGGCGACCGTCGGCACTCGGTCCGCACGGTTGGCCGATACGGTGTCCGCCGTGGTGGCGATCGTAACCACCCCGTGCGCCGAAACGCCGGCCGTAGCCATAGCGGAAACAAAGCTGACGAACACCGCAGTAGCGGAGCCCTGCGAGATCAGAAGCTGCCCGCTGCTGCCTCCGATGGCCGCGGCCGACCCGGCGGTGTTGAAACCGAAGATGGCGCCAGAAGCCTGGTTGGCGATGCGCGTCAAACTAACGCCCGCCGCCGTAGCAAGGGCGCCCAGTTCCAAGGCGTCCCTGGCGCGGCTCGTAGTAGCAGCCGACAAGAAGGCCGTCACGGCCGCTCCTAGGGCCCGTAGCGTCACTTGTGCCGTGGCCTCTATGACCAACAGGCCAGTTTGCCCGCCCTGGGCCGCCGTGGCGATGGCGAAGAGGGTCGCGTCATAGTCCTGGTAACTGTCCACCAAGTCAGAGAAATCGGCGGATGTTGGAACATCACCGGTCTCGAAAAGCGCCTTGGCCGATACTTTGGTTACTGGGGGCATGGACTCGGCCCCGGGCTAGAACGGAGACAGGCGGCGCGTATCCTCGATCGTCTGCTGGCCGCCGGGGGTCGCCGCTGCGGCCCCATATGCGGCCGCGCCCGGAGGACCGCCCAGCCCCCGCCTGATCTTTTCCCAGATCGCGCCCTTTACGTGAGGCGGCAGATTGTCGAGGCCGTTGCGCTTGAATATCTCGTCCAAGGCCTGCTTGTTATTGGCCGGATTCCGACTGAAGAGCATCTTTCCGAGAATCCGATTGACCTCCGAAGGATCCTGCTTGCCCGCAAGGCTCTCGCCGCCACGCCGGCCTATGTTGGCGCCGATCAGGGGGTGCACGCCAGGAATCATGGATCCAATGAGCGCTCCGGCGGTGCCGCCAGCGGAGGTGAACACGTCAGAACCCATCTTCTCTGCGGTCTGCGACCCGCCGAGGACCTTCCCGTGGGTCTTCGCGAAGCGTATCTCCCGGAGCAACACCCGAGTCATTTCACGATACGCCTTGTTGTCCGGCGCGATGACGCGCAGCTTCCCCCGCATGTTCGGATTGCCGAAGAGCCGCCTGGCCGCCGAGGTGTTGTCCCCCTCCTTCTCGATGATGTCCCGCATGGCCCTGGCGGCCCCGGCGCGATATGCCTCCGCGGCAGCCTCCGACAGTTCCCCCAGCCTCTTCCGGATCACTTCCTTGTCAAGACCGAACGCCCTCCGCCCCTCGTTCAGGGCGGCCATCGCCTCCGCCTCGCCTCCGAAAATCTTGCGCGCCCGCGCGTAAAGGCCGCCGGGTCCTCCAGTGAGGGCATCCAGTTCCTCCAGGAGAGCGCGGCGCAGACCATCGACCGCCTGTCCCTTCGGATTGAGCCGCCCCGTCACCTCGTTCCGGTACGCGGAATTCTCCAGCATGGCATCGAACCCGCGCTTGAGGTTATCGAGGGTTTCAAGGGATTGCGGTGCATTGGATCGCGGCCCCCTGGCCGACCCGAGCATCTGCTTCATCTCATTGGCGACATTGGCGGATATGTCCGATTTTCCGGCAGCCAATCGCGCCTCTACTATGTCTCGCGCCTCGACTAGGGCCTTCCTGCCATAGCCGGACCCGAGGATTTCCGCTATCCGGGGACTCATCAAGGTCTTGAACTGACCATAGACCTCCTTGTACATCGGCGCTGCCTTAGTCTGCATATTGTCCAGAAAGGCCTCCTTCAGCGCATAAAAATCGTCCATGTGTGCGCTGATCGAGCCCCGTATCGCTTCCTTTATCCGCGAGACCTCAGTCCGCGCTCTATGCCCCAGCGTGCGTTCCGCAAGATTTGCGGCCTCGCCAGGCGTCCTCTTCGCGGCAGTCGCCAAGCGGGCGACGTTGGGCCCGAGATCGGCAAGCACGGCCTCGGGCCCCAGATCCGCAAGGCGCATCTCGGCCCTAGCGCGACTTAACTCGTCGAATTTGAATGCCTCCGCGGCCCTCGCACCAGCCTCGGCATGGGGCGCGAAGCGACCCCTCACTTTCTTCGCACCCCAGCGGACGACTCCCACGGCCCCCTTGACCGCATAGGGCAACCCGGTGCCTAACCCGACGCCGACCGCCGTGCCCACACCGGCGCTTTCCGCGCGCTCCTCGAATCCCCCCTCCCCGAAACCGAACCCGCCAACCGCGCCACCGGCAGCCCCGGCCAGTCCGAACTTCATGAACCCTGGCAGGCGCGAGACGAGTCTGCCGGCGAAGGGGACGGCCCTGCCGATTGCTGCGGCGGGCAGTACCGCAGCGCCAGCCACGCCGCCAGCTATTTGTCCCGGCAGGGCGACCGAGAGAGGAATGTTCTTGTTCCTCTCCCGCTCGGCCGCGAGCAAGGCCGGATAGTCCGGCTCTTCCGCGCCTGGAGCGGTCCGAACTCCGATCCCGGTTTGGCTGCCCACGTAAGCCGAGATTTCATCGGCGAAACCGAACGTAAGGCCACTCGCGATGGAGCGCAGGATGTCTTCATTCAAATACTGCAGTCGCTTGCCAAGGGGCAGCGCCTCCTGGGCCGCTATTTCCTCCGGGCTCACGGCCGGATCGTCCGGATACAGCACGCCCTTGAGCCGCGGCTTCTCTCCCTGCACGGCGACGCCAGGAGCGGTCGGCGGCGGCGGGCCGGCCGGCGCGGCCGGGGAGTCGGTGGGGAACCCTGGGTCCCATACGCCCTTCAATCCAGTCATTCAGCGGCCTCACTCGATTTCACAAGAAATCGGCCATCCCAGAAGAACACCGTCCCGGGCTCGTATTCGTCGACATCTTCCTGCCCTCTAGGATGGGGAAACAACGGCCCCAGCTCCTGCTCTATGAAATCATTCATGCCAACCCTGGTGCCATGTTCCCCGTAATACGCCCGTCCCATCTCCAGGGCGTCCCTGTTACGCTCCTGTATCTGCATCATGGTGCGAGCGAGCACAACGTTGCTTTCTCTGGTATTCTTCATGTTCGGTGCGGCCTTCCGGAAAAACTCCATGTCCCTGTCCGTCGTCGTGCCGGATCCGACAACCCTCATTCTAGGAACGAGGTACGCCATCCCGGACTGTATCTGCTCCAGAGCCGACAGGTTCGGATCGGCGCTCCAGCCCATTTCCGCCAGCGCTTGACGGAACGGCATGAGCGCCTCCGTGACCGGACCCGTCGTCAAATCCGGATTGCCCTCCAGAAGCAATGCCATCGATTGCAGCCTCGGCTGCAAAGCCTCTCCCCGCTCAACTTCGCTGGCCTCCGCCTTGAACTGTTCCAGGTCAAGCTCGATCATGGCCTTACCTTGGGCCAATTGCAGTGTCTCAGCCATGTTTATCAGCGGCGGCCGATCAACCGTGGCTTTCAATATGTAATCGTTATATTCCGGCGTTCCTTCCTCATAACCCAATGCCAGCGCGTTCTTCATGGCCGGGGTCGTCTCCATCTCATCGGCCAGGGTATCCGGGTCCAAGCCCGTGAACGCCCTTTGGAATATCCGCCGGTTCTTGTTCGAATCATCGCTTATGTCGTCCGGATCGTCCTCCACGTTCTGCCAGAACTGCTGCTGTGCCCCCGGTGGGAGCTTCTCTATCGAGTACGTCGACACCAGAGTCTTAAGGTCCTCGGCTTGCGCGTCGCCGCGCGCTGCAGCTTCTTCGGCGTGAACCATGATCTTCTCGTGTATCCCCATTTCCAGTTCCAGCGCCTTCAATTGGGGCGCCATTCTGGCCGTGGTGATGTCCTGCACGTTCTGCCCGAAGGACGGAGTGGCGGGATTGATAGACCTCGCAAGCGCTCGCGCTATATCCCACCCTCCGGGCTGGGATTGCTGCAAGATCGAGGAAATCCTGTCCCGATACCCGCCCATGACCGAGGCGTAGTCTTCCGCTGGAGGGGTTCCGGCAGCGCCTTGCGGCACGCCAGCCGGTCCCGATAGCACATCTAGAACAGTTGCCATGATCCCGCCTTACACATAGCCGCTGGTGTATGTTATGGGCCACGCCGGCTTTTTCGCTCCGAACAGATCGGCGATCCACGACGAGGAACCGCCTAACGGCTTCTCTCCGAAGAGACTCTCCCCGCCCAGGATGGCGGCTTCTAGCCCGCCGGACAGGAGTCCGGCCTGCCTGTTCTTCTGCAACTCGGCCAGGGGACCCAGTAGGCCAAGCATGTTCTGATTGGCGCCGCTCGCCATAGCAAGATAGTTCCGGACCTGCTCGCCCGCACGCTGACCCAGGTCCTCCCCGAACTGACCGAACGCTTGCGAGACGGCTTCATCGCGCCGTTCCGGGTTGAGCAGACCATAACGACGATCGGCGGTCCGCAGTTCCTGGATAGCATTGGCAAAATCCATGCTCATTGCAGACTTCTGTTCGGCAAGCATCTTCTTGAACAGCGGATTGCCAGTATTGATCATGGCGTTGATCAAATTCTTCTGCATCGCCAGCGCCTTCTTCATCTTCTTGCTGGACGAAGATCCGAACAGGTCCGATATGATCCCCAGGCCCATCTATTGTTTTCCTCGCAGATTAGCATACATCGTATATTTGCTGATAATGTCCGGCCCAGTCGTGGTATCGTTCGTGAAAGTCAACCTGAAGCGCTCTCCCCTGGCCCTTAGAGGAACCTTGACATTGGCGATGGGCGACCCGCCCACGATGGCCGTCCCGACCGCCGCGAGCCCTATAGGCGACGAAGCAACGGACGCTGCGATGGTGGCCGTGTCCGTGCTTTCGGAATCATACGGCGCCTCGACACGCACAGTATAGGATATATTCGCCCCTACTTCCAATAGAGGCTTTATGTATTGAAGCTGCTTTACCCGCACACTCGTTCTAGGCTCTTCAAGGGAAAGCCATGCGGTCCTCACCTCTGTTGCGATGCTCGTGCCGTCGTCGTTGTACGTGCCCCGATCGTACCTGTACACCTTCCCATTCGCGCCGCAGCAGATCAGTTGGCCGTTAGACCGAACAAAATAGTCCTTCTGCCTGGCGAACAGCCCATCAAACACTGACCACGATCCGAGCGGGAAGTTGTTCTCCCCGATAGCTTGGTCTATCTGAGCCGAATAGCTGTAAATATAGAGCTGCGAGTCCACTTTGATGCCGAGCCAGCTTCGGCGCGGGTAGTGAAACAGTACTATTTCCGTCGCATCTTCCAACTCATCCCGCAGGGTCGTCCGTATGGCCTCGGACAGGTTGCTCCTGGTCAAGTTGCTTGCGTCCGCTTCCTGCCGAAACGCCTGAAGGCCGTCGCGGCTGACGAATACCATGTCGTTGCCGATCGATTGGGCGCCCCTGGAAGTCAATGCCCCCTGAGGGAACAGCCCAGCCGGCCTGAAATCTCCCTCGCTCGCGAGGGCCGATGCCGGGATCGGGTTGGTCCCGCTGAAGGCGTAGATGTTCCGTTCCCCGACCAGCACCGCATATTGCTGAAAGCTGGCAAGGGCGATAATTTTGTCTCCGTGTGGCTGGAGTGCGCCATACGACATGGAAACACTGTCAAGGGTGCCGGCATCGCTCGTCATGTCGTGAGGGTCGTTGCGCCCGGAAATGCGGATCCTGGTCTCGTCCCGTGCGTCTATGTGATAGAGCCTGGAATAATGCACATGAGCAAACTTGCTGATAGGCATGGCGCTCTTAAGGAACACCACGGAATCCCCGGCGACCTGAGCCGCCACATCATTGACGCGGACATTGGCACTGACGGAGAGCACGCGGGTCACGGCGTTGCGAGTGGTGTTCGAAATGAAATCCCCAACCCTGATCTGAGTGGTGTCAAAAGAGACACCGGATACGGCGATAACGCTGGCATTCGTGCCCGTCGTCGTCACGGCCGCATTATCGAAGTCCCGCCCAACAGGTATGATGTTCAGCTCGACCGTATCGATCACTTCGTATGCATCGCCCGAGGTGGGCTCAGTGCCCACTCCGACCCCCGTCCCGGCCGCCGACACGCGAGTGTGCGTGAGTTCGGCACTGGTAACGGCCGTCACTAGACCGAAGGCCGATTGCCGAACGTAATAAACCACATCGTTCGTCGTAACGTCCGTGCCGCCGATCCAGTTGGTGATATCAGAGTCCCGCAGAGCGCCAGCACTAGTGTTGGCCGTCGCCTCGCCCTGTTCGACGATCGCCCGCAATTCCGTGAAGACCGACGCGTCCGTAGTCCAGATATTCCGATCGACGCCGTTGACGAAGATCAACTTGTCGTTCATCTGCACGCTCATAACCCGTGCAGATACATTCAGCCCACTATGGACCTGACTATACGAAGATGTCGCGGCATTATACCGATAAATTCGCCCCTCTCCGGCCACGAACAAGGTCGCCGTCCCATTGACTTCGATGAGTTCGTGGATGCTGTCAAGGGTCGGCGACAGGCCCACGTCCGCGCCCAATTGGATAATGCCCTGGCGCTTCTCGGCGGCACCGGCCTGATTGATAAAGCGGTTCTTGAAACGACTGGCGTACTGGATCGGAGTATCCGACTCCGTAAAGGAGGTGGCCAGTCCTCTCGGCGCTATGGGATATGTGGCTTCGAGCACGGGATCACCATCTAGACCCGCCGGGGATAAGGCGCAGATCCGTTCCCGTGTCAGCATTGAATCGGTTGAGCGCCTCCCGCTTCATGCGCTCATAGATCGCGAACGCGGTCTCGTACTGCTTGGTAGGTTCGCCGCCGTTCTCTTCAAGCAATGCCTTCGCATACAGTCCTTGTATCAGCATGGCCGCCGGAAGCCCCGGGGTGGTCCCCCCGTCGGCAGAAGCGGTGAACAGAGCCGGCTTCGTGTAGTACGCTACCTGAAACGTCTGGTTATTCTGGGATGATCCCGGTATCGGATACGTCCGAAACAACGGATTAGCCGAGGAAGCATTAACGCCAGTAATGGCGAATTGCCGCGGCACCCCGAACGACCGGCCCCTCTGTAATCTACGGATATCCTGTATTTCCACCACTTCCAGCGCCGAACGAGACGAGCCGAAGTGAATTTCATACACATTCTTCACTAAGCCGGTCGCCGGGTCGAGTGTATACTCTTCGACGCTCGAAGACGCGAGCACGGTCGTCTCCCGGAATAGTTCCATCCAGTTGCCGGCGTCACTGACCTCATCCACCACCTCATTCAGCAGTTCCGTCAGCATCGTGGCATGTTTCGTGGCGAATAGTGTCGCAGTCGTGTTCAGCCCAAGGCGCCGCTGCACCGTGTTGACGATAGACAATACTGTCTGTCGGAGATCCGTGATTGGCATTTTGCATCAATTGTTGAACAGGGCGATCCTGTATGTCACCCCGTTGATGGTCACGAGTCCGAACGCTTGAGCGCTCGCCGGAACGGCCCCCCCGGTACCGCCGGAGGCTCGAGTGGTCGTGGCTATATCAAACCTAGCATTACCTTCCGTGGCCGTCATCCAGAAGCCAGATGAAGGTGCGGCCGTCCCCTGACCCAGAGTGGTGACCCTCTGAGCCGAGGTGGTGACGGTATCGCAGACGACTGCCGCAGCGGAAGCGGTCGTGGTGGCGATTCCGCCGGACAAGGTGAGCAGGGAAGTAACGGTCTGGGCGCCAGTGTCGGCCAGGGAGAGGTAGGAGTCGATCAGATCGACATAATCGCTACCCGTCGGCACATCGCCGTCCTCAAACCGACCCTTATTCACCGTTCTTGTTTGTGAAGCCATATCTCGATTACCTTAATCTCCAACGCCCAATAACAGTATAAACCGTGTCCCGGATGGAGCCGGTGGCGCGGCGGCCGATGTTTCTAGAACAATAGGTGGATTCGGGTCATGGTCTGTCAATGTCGGCTGCCATTGCTCCTGCGTCCTATAAATAACACGATCGCCCCTTAACCTAAAGATTCTCATCCCGCCACCGTAACGAAGCCCCCATTATAAGTCGTCGCGCCCGTAGCCGGTTTCATTATCTCCAAGAACGCCATGGCGGCGTCATCGAAAATGCGAGCTAGATTAAATGCAGAATTAATGCCATCCGAAACAGTTATGATGTTGACAATCGGCATAGGCATGAATGCTATAGGATGACCGATAGTAAAGTCTATCGCCCCGGTAGTAACCAATGCAGATGCTTGCATCTGGGTCAGCGCCTTGATGCCGGTGTCGCCGGTCTCCAACGGGCAGAAGAACTGTTGTATTGGCTGATCAAGACGATTGACGATGTTACCCGAGTTTCCCGTCACGGATGGAAGGGTACTTGCCGCATTAGCTTGGTCGAGGTAGGTACAGACCGTCCAATTGTGAGCCACCGCAGCCAGCACCGTCCGGCATTCGATCATCAGGAAATTCCCCGCGATACTGTCCGGATTGCCGGCTGTAGTATTTTGATACCTGGTCGGAACCCCGGTCACCGCCTCCGTTGCGGTGGAATTCATGGTTTTCGTGACGCTGAACAGTCTGTCGTACAAAAGAAGTGTATTGCCCGCAACGCTGGCGGTCGTGTTTCCGGTAATAAAGTGCAGAGTGTCCCCACCGGTGGGATTGACGAAAAGAAAGGCTCCGGTCGTCGCATCCGTCGGGATCGTTCCGCCTGGAGCGGCCGCCGCTGCGGCCCCCGCGGCTGGCTGAGCCCCGACAAACCATAGTGTATTGGTCGCGCCAACAACCCCAGTTGTCCCGGCCTTCTGAAATAAGAAGTCTCGCCTCTTGCCGCCGGTAGTTGCCTCGCTGATCAAATCAGACAGGGACGAAAAGCCGGCATTCATCGTTCGCTGCTGCCGCTTTTCCCATTGCCGGAAAATCCGCCTGCAGCGCTGACGATAGAAATCCCACTGCCCAGCAAACTGACCGGCCCTGATCACGCCCCGGAAATCTCCGCCGGGCATGGCAAACACACGTCCGGGCACTGTCGCCACTGCGATCGGCGGCCCATACCAATTGGTCATCTGCGCTGAAATCGCCTCGCAGTGCTCGACGCCAAGCCACCGTTCTAATTTCGAAGCATGAGTTGAAAGAATCATAGTGCTATGAACCCCGATGCCGAAACATAAACGCTTGAACCCGTGGTTACGTTAGCCGCATTGAATGCCTCATTCACACCACATCTGATTGGAGACGGGAGAGTTATCGAGGCCCCGCCCCCGGCCGCAGCGGCGAAAACCTTGTACCTGGTAGTTACCGCTGTCTTAAGATTTACTACCGTCCCAACAGTTGCGTGATCATTCGTGATGGTGACTTGAGTGATGTAGTTACGCAGCCCGGCACCCGGAGCCGCCACCACTTGCGTGTCCGCCGTGCCGGTCATTGCCGCCGCAACCGCCCCGTCAACCAATCGCTCTGGAATGGCATACGGTAGCACGATCATCTTTCCCAACACATCGCACATGAGTCTTGCCGCTGTCCCGTCCGAAACGGCCGTGCGATCAGTGCTTCGCCCCTCTGCCCCAATAGTTACTGGATTGCCGGCAATCGTCGTGTTGTGGGCCACGTCCCCCTGTACTTCGGTTATAGAACCGGCAGCAAAGCTCGCTATATCCACATCGCCAATATTATTGGCGCCAGCGCCGAGTACCGGGTTGTTCTCAACCTCCACTTCCAGACGTTTTGTTGTCCCGTCGCAGCGCAACCGCTCCCAATCGGTCCCGTCAAACCCATGCAAGAACGAGCCGACCGCCGGGGCGGATGGATTCCCTGTATTATCGGCCAGCGCCGCTGCGGGCGGAAGCTCGGTATCAATAGCCCCGTTGATTGAAACGGCGCCATCGACAGTGAGCGAGTCGCCGCCGTCACCCACGACGAATGTGCCGGACCCCGCATTCGCAGTGACTGTCCCGTCTACTGTAACCGAACCGCCACCATCGTCCACGCTAAGAGAACCGCCGCCATCGTCGATCGAGACAAGTCCAGTGCTATCATTCGCAATAGTAACCCTTAGGGCGGTCGCTTCCGTACCTCCTCCACTCGTGCTCAATGGCGCCGGCACCGTGACAAGGTCCACGTTACCTATGTTATTATCGCCCGCCGGAAGCGCGACAATCCTGGTCACGTCTACATCGAGGCCAAACGCCGTATCTCCCAAAACCGGGGCTGCGGCGCCGGCCCCTCCGCCATCGATCTTGACGCGAAGATATTCCACGCCGCCCACCTCATCCGTCGCAACAACAGGACTAGGCACCGAATATTTGGTGACTGGAAGAGCAATATTGGCCATACGCTATGTACTCATCTCACCAGAAAGGACTGGCCGATTTCCATTGCACCAATGCCCGGATCGAACAAGTGAGTACCCGGCCCGGACTTCGTCCGCACCGTGGACAACCCCACAAATACAGGTTGAGCCGTAAACGCCTGGGCATCCGTGTCCCGCGCCCGGATATCCTTCAGCGCGGCTGGATCCTTCCGGGCCCGCACAAACTCTTGCGGCTGCCTGGTCTCCCAGCCCTTCGGCCTGACCCAGGCACCGTCCCAGCGCTTCCGCATGTTGGAGGCATAGTCCACGATGCCGCTCTCGTCGCAAACCATGAGATGATCGCCAATCCGGTGTGTGTGTCTTTCTGGCATGATTAGTCGGCTCCCAGATCCAGTCGGATGTTACATACCCTGAATGACTCGCAACGTAGCGGTCGAGGAGGCCGATACGACGGTCACGTTGATCCGGATGGCATTCAGAGGGGCGACGAAGGAGCCGTCCCGGTCGGTCGTGGCGCCGCTCACCAGATCAAACCAATCCAAGGCCGACGCAGCGGCCTCTAGGATATTGATGAGGGTCCCCTGCACGGCATAGGTCGGGGTATTGGTCTGCTGGACCCTCCACGTGATCGCGATTTGCTCAGAATATGGGTTGAGGGCCAAGATGCCGGCCCCGGACCCTGTGACAGTGACCTGCTGTATTTTTGATCCCATGACCGCGAGGTTGGTGCTGAGGATGATATTGAAGTCCGCGCCTGGATTACGCAGGGTGATATCGAGCGCCATCAGGCGGCCACTCCGTTATCGCTCCGCCCCACCTCGCTCGAACTCTGCCGACACTCCGTGAACACCTCGATCACGTTGTCGTACCACTTCATCGTGTAGTTGCCGCTGACGTCGGTGTTCGCGGTGTTGAGGTATTCCTTGGTGTCCGTGCGATAGGCCTGCACGGCGACGCCGGCTCCGGGGTTCGGCGTCACCGCCCCCGCGATGTCGTAGCTGATCGCATGGTAGGTGATCCACATGGCTAGAGCATCCCAGGTATTACCGACGCTTTGTCGCTGATATACCCGAGAGCTTTCCAGCACCAGACCGAGAGCACGCTGATCTTGCGGGTAGCGGTCGAACTCGTCGATCGGCGGCCCGACGCCAGTTGCAACCCCGTTCTCGACGTCCCATTGCAGGAATTTGTTGTACAGTATCCGCCAACCGTCACCCGCCCCTTCTCCGGACAAGACTTCCGCCTCTATCGCCTGGCTGTTGCCGGGGGAGCCCCAAAGATACTGCAAGCACAAAGCGGTCATCGCGTAGTAGTCGGCCTCCGGAATGTTCGGCGCCGTCGCCGTAAACGCACGTTTCGCCGCCGCTGCTATCTGGCCGCCAATCAAGTGGAAAATCGTATGATTGTGAACCGCGGCGCCTGCGCTTGCTTTCCCGCTCGTGTAGTTGAGATAGCACCAGCCAGAGGCGCCGCCGAGGTCAATGGCACTGGCGAAATAGTAATTGGCCGTCAGTGTGTTTTCGCCGCGGGCGAGCGTGATCCCCGCGCCCTGCGCCCCGCCGCTGTCGATGCGCTGCATGACATTGTGCATCCCGGCGACAGTGCCGCCGACCACCGTATAGGTCCGCGCCGCTTGGCTGCCACACAGCACATTAATGTTGAACGCGCTTGTCGTTCCCCAATAAAGCAACACCCCGCTCTGCACGAGCGCGATGGTTGTCGGTTCCTCGATGAAGAACTTGCGCTCGTATCGGTCTTGGTCGGCCGCCGCCGAGCCGCCCCGAGTGCCAGAAAAATAGACCGGCAGCATGACCGAGTTGAGGATCGTCGTACTAGCGCTGTGATCGTACTCGTAGGTCACGACCAGCACGATCGCCATGTGGTTGAAGGTGCTTCCGGTCGTCGAGACCGTCGCCAGATTGAACGCATGGGTCACGTTCGTGGTCATGGCGAGCCGCTGCCAGATATAGTAGAACCAACAACTCGACGCGAGCGCGTTCTCGATGACGCCGGTGTTGTCCGCCGCCTCGGCGTCCAGTGCGAGGGATAGGTTGGTGTTCGTTACCCCAGCGTTCGCCTCGTTTCCCATGACCTCGAAGAAGATGTCCCGAAAAACTTTTGTGCTCTCGGGGAGGAACGTGTCGAGAAGCGGCACCTGGTTCGTACCGATCTCCGTCAAGGTCGTGGTCAACGCGCCAGTCGCACTTTCGAGGGGGATGCGGACCGTCTTGATACGGGTCGTCTGCGAGGCGTCGTCGTACTCGTAGGTGATGATGAGCTTGGCTGTGATGTTGATGGTGACGGACCCACCAAACTGCACGCCCACCTGGCAGGTCTGGGTCGCGCCCGCACCGAAATTGGTAGCGAAGTAGCTCGTCACGTCCCGGGTGAAGGTGTGGGTCTGGTGCTCGCTTGAGTGGGCGATCGTGTTCGTTACCGTCGCGTCGTCGAACGCGACCGCGCCGAGCTTGATCCCGATCAACCACGAGGTCAGGTCTTGTGCCGTCGCAGAGTTGTCGCGGCACGTGATTTGGACGGCCACAGAACGGAAGGTCCTGGTCGTGGTCTCCGGCACGTAGAGGGTGATCGCCGCGAAGTCCGACCGGGTCGCGGCCGCGAGGCTCGTTTCGTTGGTCGGAAACGCCTGCTCGGTGCAATTGGTGCGCTGGGCCATTACTTGGGCCGCTCCTGGATCGTACTCTTGACAGCCACGGACCGGTTGTCTCCCAGGTCCCAGAGGAATACCGTGGTCTGATCTCGGACGGGCGCCCCTCTCTGCTCTGTCGCCTCCACCCGCACAGTGCCGTGCAGTTGGATGAAGTCCAATTCCACCACCGCCTTATTGAAGGCGAGCTGCGCGACCGCGAATCTCGCCGCTTCCGCCGCGGTCACGGCGCTCGGCACGTTCACGGCAAGCCTTGCTGGTGCCTTGATGACGACGCGAAAGGCGGGCATAAGTCCCTCTACGGTGCAGCGATTCCCAGGATCATCATGCCGATACGGCCGTCGTCTACCCGCCCTGAATGACTCGCAACGTAGCGGTCGAGGAGGCCGATACGACGGTCACGTTGATCCGGATGGCATTCAGAGGGGCGACGAAGGAGCCGTCCCGGTCGGTCGTGGCCCCGCTCACCAGATCAAACCAATCCGCAGCCGTCGCCGTAGTTTCCAGGAGGTTGATCAAGGTCCCCTGCACGGCATAGGTCGGCTGGTTAGTCTGCTGAACCCGCCACGTAATCTGAATCTGCTTGGAGGCCGGATTGAGATTCAGACTACCGGCTCCGGATCCTGTGACAGTGACCTGCTGGAGTTTAGAACCCATGATCGCCCCGCTGCTAACTGATCTGGGTGTATTTGGCTAGGATCTGGGCCTCGAATTGAGTCATGCCGGACGCGGACGCCTGAACAGTAGCGTCGAACACGACAAGATTGAAATCGGCGCTCCCCGCCCCGCTCGCCATGGCCCGAACGGACACCTGCACCAGCGTAGGACGATAAATCCCGACCGCCGACACCGGAAGGGAACCATAGCGCGTCGAGTCGGCGGAAGTGCCAATACGCAAGGTGGCAGCGGTGCCGCCCGCAGAGGCGCTAACAGCCTGCAGGACATATATGGTGAAATCGACAAGCCGGCAATTCGGTGGGAGTTGAATCTGAGACTTCCTCGCAGCAACCGCAGCGCCAACAGTCCCCACCTGACTCAGTACCACTGTCCCGCGAGTATCCTGACCCGGTATGCCAGGATCCCGGCCAGTCCTGATCGGACCGGAAAAAGTCGTTACACCCATTGTCTACCCCCTCGGTAGTCTGTGTTCAGTCAATGGTTCTCTGGTGCTCTCAGGGGGGCTTACGCCCCGGCCGACCCGTAGATGCCGCGGAAGTCCGTCAAGCCCTGAGACCACCGACGGGTAGCGCTGAACTTCAGGTTCTGCGTGTCGAAGTCGTTATCCCGATCGATCTCTGCTTCACGCCTCGTGTAGCTCGTCAATCCGTGCATGGCGTCCGTGACCACGAACCATGCATCCGTGTCCGTGAGCCACGGGCTCACGATCAGCTTGACCTTACCCCTAACGACATTTATGTCGTTATCAGCGCTGCCGACGACCCGGTCGGTCCCCAACACTTTCTCGCCCACGGCCCACAGTGCGGTCGGCACAACCAGGAACTTGGGCATGACCCTGATCTTCAGAAGCTGGTCGTCGTAGAAGTCCATGATGTCCGTGAACGCCGTTTCCAAGGAGGTCATGGTCAGATCGCTGGCCGTGGCCGGTTGGTTTCTCAGGGCCGTGCCGCCTCCGACCATGGGGTGAGAAGCATTGATGATGGACACCCCATCCGAGGTCCCGGTAGTGGAACTAAAGCCATTGTTCAGGATGTTGAAATGGGTGGTTTCCTCGGTCTGCCGCATGGAGCGGGCAAGCATCTCAGGCAGCGAGTTGATGTAGTTGTACTGCGCGTCGTCATACATCTCCCGCGTCACCGAGGCTCCGATGGCGTAGGTCGTGTTCACATATTCCCGCTGGAATCCCTGGAATGGATCGACAAAGGGAATCGGCGAACCCTGGTCCTTGATGGACGCCAAGGGCAGGCCGGTCACGCCTTGTTCCTTCTCGAAGGCCTTGTCGGACTTCTTGACCTCGAAAATCTGAGTGTACAGGGACGGCCAGTCCGTGTACTTGTTGCCCCAGATTTCGCGGATGCCGGGCCAAAGCAGCTCGGCAAAGGCGCCAGTTGAGATTGTCATGGTTTACCTCCGCCACAAATGAATGCCGGCTACAACTTCAATGTCGTTGTTCGGGCTTCCGGCTGTAGTTGATGCAATTTCCCGCGGCGAAAGGCCAATGATCCGAAAGGTATTCATAACGGCATCCGCCGTTGCGTTCTGAATATGGAACCGGGAGATTCCACTGGCGGAGTTGAGGCCTGAAATGTTCACGTCGCACATCTGGCCCACGTTGCTGAGGCCGATCGACGTGGCGCATTCCACCTCCCACACCGCTGCTGGGTCGTCGATCACGTCAACCCACCCGGCAGTGGATGTGTTCAAATACGCGGCGCGAGTCGGGAGGTTGTGCGTCAGCGGGCGCTTGTCCGAATTGTAGACGCCCTTGACGACTCCGATGAAGGCCGAGGCCGCGGCGGTCGTCCACCGCTGGACCACGCCTGAGATGAGCACAACGGGATCGCCCACGCCAAGAGGGGCGAGCAGATTCGCCGTCGTCTCATAGAGTCTCGACCGCAGCGCCCCGGATCCTCCAACCTGGGACCGGATCGGGACGAAACCCCGGCGAGCAGAATCAGCCATGTTTCACCTGTAAATCAAGTTATTTCGGTCACTATTTTTCCGTGAATGGGCGCTACAGGTGCTCTATTCTGCGCCGCGGCAGTCGAGATTTCGGCCGCCAGACTCTGCTTCAATCCAACTGTTTGCTTCCGAGTCAGCTCCTGGAAGTACTCTCGATGCGCTTTATATTCATCCTCTGGTATCGCCATTAGCACAAGTTCACGGTATTCGCAAATGCTTCCTGAGGGAGGCGCATCGTTCTGCGCTTCCGTGCCAGCAAGTCCCGAAGCGAACCCCCAGCCGTCGGCCAGCTTCTTCTCGATGTTGAACTTGTCCTTATCGCACCAGCGATAGACGAATCCCGGCTTTTTGTGGACGAGCGACAAGCGTGCTGCCGGACGCCACGAGATATTACCCTTCTTAATCGGCGATGCCATGATCAAGCTCCTGTCCTTGGCCCGGCAATGAGCCTCAACTGCTTCAGATAGGCCTCTTCCTTAATTCCCATCTGCCGAGCGACTTCCTTCTGTTCGGGAGTCAGCGACACCTTTTCCTGCGCGCGCCGGCCTGCGCCACCGGATAGCACCGGAGACCTGCGCTGTGGGGTTACGCTGCCGTTTGCTGCCGATCCGATACCCATTCGAGCATCCAACTCCCGCAACACCGCTTCCACGTCGTCCGGAAACTTGGCGCTGACTTCCTTGGTGAGGTCGAGCAGATCGTAATATTTGGGATGACCCGGCTGGGTCCAAGGTCTGACAAAGTTTCCGTCCTGCAGTTCGTTCGCCCACGTCCTGATCAAAGTGACGTCCAGGTTCGGAACTTCGATCTCCGGCGCCTTGGTTTCAACCTTCTTCTTGGGGATCGAGAGGGCGGCGATCCGCGTATGCGCTTCGACCTCTGCATCGGTATTGCCGATATCCTTGGCTTCCTTCAGGCTTTTCTTCGCCGCGTTCAGGGCGGCAACTTGCGTCTGGGTCTGCATGTTCGAATTGATGTCATCCACGGCTGCCTGGAGCTTGTTGTTGTGATCCATCAACTGCGAAATGACCCGCTCGTATTCCTTCATGTGACCATAGACGCGGCGGAAACGCGCGTTGCCTTCGGGACTGCCAAAGGAATCGACGAAATCCGTTCCGTCACTGCCGTCCGGAGTCCCGTCAGGGACCTCAACGTTCTCTCCCGCACGCGTCGCAGGCGCTTGCGGAGTCGCCTTTTCGACCTCAGTCATCGCAAACTCCCAAGATATCCTCATCCTGGATGACGTACACCTCGTCACCCCCGTCCCTGATCCATTCTCCGGCAAACCGGCCAAACAGCACCGCCTTGCCGATCAGGTCCTTCACGCTCTCGTCCACGGCCGGCCCGACCGCGACGATGATCCCCCTCGCGGGGGCATTCCTGTTCTGGAATGCCTGGGGGATGACGATAGTACTTTTCAGCACGTCGCGCTTCAGCAACACTCTGGCGAATAATGGTCTGATCATGCGAATTGATACCCCTGCAATGCTTTCAACAAAGCCGCTATATTCGGATCATACTGCAGTCCGAACGCCTGCTGTAAATACTGGTGTTCCACGGGCATCACCGATTCATATGCTCCGTACTGTCCGTCGTCACCGATCATATCCCGCATGAGCAAGTTCTGGTAGTACTTCATCACTTCTGGATCATTGTAGTAGCCGGCGAGTCCTGCTGTGCCTCCGGTCGCGATGCCGGTTCTCTGCTGCAGGTTGGTGGCTTCGGGACCAAAGGGCAGGACTCCGGGCATGAACGTTAGGGGGGGCTCCTTGATAATCCCCTTGAGCTTCCTCTCCTCCCTCCGAGGGCGATGCTGGCGGCCGCCCATAACGGCGTTGACGAACTGATCTCGTTCGTTCGGCCCGCCGCCCCTCTGTCCCCTCTGCCCCCCAGGTCCCCGAGGCCCAGAGGGGCGACCGCCGGAAAACTGCGCGCCGCCGAGGAAATCCCCGATCCGGCCGCCCGCACCCCAGCCACCAACCGCGCCCATCGGCCCACCGAAGGCAAGGCCGGCAAGGGCGCCCAGCACGTTGCCGATGGATATCCCAGAGTCACGGCCCTTGCTCCCGCCCTTGCCTGGCGCCGATGGGTCGTGGCCACGATAATCAGAACCTCTTGCGCCCGTTGGAGTAGGCATTTTCTAATCCCCCCGTAAGTCGTCAGTCCACCTGATCCAGCATCGGCTTCAGCGCATCGATGATCGCGGTGAAGAGATAGTCTTTTCGCTGTTGCGAGACCGGCAGGTGTTCATAGTGCATCAAGCATGGGTGTTCTTTCTTGTCGGCATCCTTGATCGGTCCGTACTGCCAGCCCTCGGCGAGCTTGTGAGCCATCCATCTTTCGTGCGAAGTGCTCGGCGGCTGCCCCGGGTTCGCCACGCGCGCCTTGACGCCGGAGATGGCGCTCTCGCGTTGCCATGCCGCGGCCTCATTCCAAGCCAATTGTGAGAAATCGCCGAGCTCTGCACAGTATTGCCGGTTTGCTTCATGACAAATTGAGGCAATTGACTCGACATCAATCGCGAAAGAAGCTTCGTCCATCCCGCGTCTCCATTTGTGTGCGTTCGTCCGTGGCCCCATATACTGCTACTTATCGCGCATAAGCAGCCTAATATAGTCCAGCACCTCCATTTGCCCCTGGAGGCGCGCCAGGAGCAGGGGGTTGTCCGCCCCCTTCCACAGGTCCTGCGGTCGGAACTTGCCCGCCAAGCTGCGGAGGAACCATAACGTAGCCGGGTTGTGCTGCCATTGCTCCACTTCCCATTGGTCCAGCGAGGACGGCTCCGAGTCCAGCATTCCTTACACCATACATATAAGCAGCATGCAGTTGGATATGCAATTCTAGCATTTGCAGTCCCCGCGGCGTCAAGCGCCCACTGAAGACCGGATCCACCTTTATCGCCTCGTGTTCCATCAGGTGGGTCATGTGATCCTGATCCGCGTATACGTTCGGAATAACAGGATTCGGCATCATCGCGCCCATGTTCTCAATCTTCGGATCGTCCACCCGCATGGGATCCGTGACCGGCCGCGGGAGCACGGCGTTGATGTTTTCCGTCTCGATCGACTCCAGATATCGCCTCGACGCTTCATAGAAATGCGTCGGGCTCTGCAATACGAGCGGATTCTGAGACAGGAACTGCCATTCGGCCTGTGCCTTCGCCATCTTCCTCTGAGCTGAGGACATCTTAGGATCGGCAATCGGAACTATCTGCAAATCCGCAGCGTAGTCCTTCCTGCCTATCTGGAATCGTTCCAAGCCATATGCATCAAGAATGGTGACGTATTCCTGGTCCGACAGATACTTTCCATTTAACCTATAGATCTTCCGCAACTCTTCGGACCAGCTATCTATGAGCCGGTCGAAGCTGGCGGAGAAGACCTTCATGGCCTGGTCGACAAGGGACAGGATGGTGGTCGGCTGCATGACCTGTTCCGTCTGCCCGGTCAGTGCTTCGGTAACGGTCGCAAGCCTGTCCCCGCGCGACATAAGCAATTCCATCATCGCGACGATGGCCTGGCTTGGGGGCGAGAATTGGAACTCCTGTATGTTGTCCTGGATGCGCGACGTGAGCATGGGGACTGGCACAAACTTGCCCATGCTCATAACGACTTCGCCCTTCTTCACCCCGAGAGAGTCGTTCACAAATCCGGACTTGGTATTCTGCAACGTCCCGGCGTCGACCGTCTGCCGCATCATCTTGTTGACGGCGGTGTTGATCTGGGCAATCAAGTGTCCCATTCCGAGACCGTACACCCCATCCGGGTTGGGCAGAAACTGGTAGTGCGTGAAGTACTCGATTGGCTTCTTGCCATCCGTCGGATACCCAGTCTCGTCGACCTCGTATCGGATGGCAATGCGAAGAACCTTCTGCGTCTGGGCGTCAAGTGTCACAATGTATGGTTCGGCAATGCCGTCGTCGTCCAGGTCCAGCAGCCTGTGTTGCTCCAGGAGTAACGCGTCGGAATAGTCTCTCCGCACACCAGGCTGGATTCCCATAGCCTGATCGATGGCCGCGGTGGTCGGCTTCGGATCCGGCTGCTGGTACGCTTCAGCCGCATGCAGGAAAAATCCCCCCTGGGCGTGAATCTTACTGTCGTTCACACTCATCCAGATCAATTGCGTCTTGCGTTCTACCTTCTCGATTTCCCGCGGCCCGACACTATAGGGCAAGACCAGATCCTCGGCCCGCACGTTTTCCACCACTACATTCTGGCCATCCCAGAAGGTCTTCGTGAAGAAGGAGCCGTGCAATACAACACCGAGAAGGAGCGCGTCCTTGCGTTTCTTGTACGACAGATCCTTTGACAACAATTGCCAAGACAGATGTTTCGACACACGCTCGGCCCGCTTCAGATCCAGATCAGTTATATTGCCGGTCGGTATGGCCTTGACGATCACGGATCCCGGAAAAAATGCCGGGACTGCCCGGGCGTGAAACTGATTGCAGGCTTCCGCCAGCATCGGCACGCCTTCTTGCGATGAACCGTTCCACGGCGGATTCAGGGGCTTGTCCCTATGGTAATACAGGTTAATCCAGTGGGCATGCATCTCCAGCCACTCGGTCCGAGTGGTCAGATCCTCCTTGTATTCCCGCCACGCCAAGTTGCCGATCTCCAGAAGTTCCTTCTCCTCCAGGCTAGAGGCGATGTTGAACAGTTCGGGGGGTTGCCCCCCGTCGCCAAGGCTATGGGGGGCGAGCCCCGACGCCAATGTTCCGGGCGCCATTGCCATAACTAGAGCCTCGTCTCGGGAAACACGTCGCAAAACCGCGGCTTGAATCCCTTGATGAAGTCGTTCAGGTGCTTGACCATACCGTCACCGTACACTTCCACGTCCACCATATGCCATTCCCTAATCAGGCGTTCGAAATCCTGTGCCTGCGCTATCAACTCGCCGTCTGACCAGAAATTCCGGCCGCTGACATTGACGTGGAAATTCTTCTGTTGCCCGGCATCGTTCTTCTGATCCATATCTGGCTTTGTGCGATAGCATGAATCGTAGCCGTACAGCGTGAACTTCCTGAACCCCAGGGCGGACAACAGCACTAGTCCGCGCGTGGCCGCGGTCGACCCGCCCGGGACAAGAAAGGATTGAGCCTTGATAAGCTCTTCCTCGCCGGCCCCGACCTTCGGATGGTACACCCAGACATTCGCGCTGAACTCTACCAGCCGATCGATGGTCGTCTTGTCGACCATAGACGCAGTAAAGTAAATCACATCCTGGTGGGGATTTTCAATGAACTCCTTCACATGGGACCTCGGATCCAGTAGCACACACGCCCACGGCATGATCCCGTTCGCCACAAGAAAATCGTGAGAGTGCTTGACGCATACGACCCGGGCGTCCCGGTTCTCGGTCCACTCCCTTATTTCCCGCAAGTACTTCTTGTATGACGGTCCGGCAGACACAAAGATGGCGCGCAACTCGTGGGGCTTGCACTCTACGATCTGCTTAAGGCCCTTGGTCTGCGTATATTTGATATTCTTAAGTATTTCTTCGTGCGGGACGCAATTCTTCGTCTTTACTATCAGATTCACCTTCGGCTGCCAGCCCCTCACTAGCATCTGCACGAACCCTCCGTCTTTGACGGGATCTTTTTCCGAGAGGATCTTCCAGTCCGACCCAAAAACGCAGTTGGCACCAAACTTCTCGAGATCGGGGCATTTTCCGTCGCCATCCTTGGTGTAATAGTCGTCCAGTACGACCACCTGGACGCCGCGGGTAAGCTCTACGTCGTGCCGGATGGTCTCCAGGGAATGCCCGCCATCAATAAAGGCAAAATCCCCCGTTATCGGATTCGTCAAATCCCGTGTGTTGCACTGGGTGAGGCTGAAGGCAAACTTTTTCCCGTCTTTTTCCACCGCAGCGGCGAAATCGTTCAGTTTTTTACTTACATCCTCCAGCGTAGAAGGCACTTTGACGTTGTTTTCCTCCGAATCGGTCTCCGGAGTGGCCGATTCAAAGAGGTCGAACCCGTCATAGGTGACTTCGGGGACGTATTTCAGGGCTTCCGTGGCCATTTCAACGGCCCGATCCCCGTTCCACGTACCAATTTCGACAATTTTCGCCGGCTTGACGTTGGCAATGACGATGCCAAGCTGCTTATACCGGCCGGCCATACTGCTCTCCCTTCGCCACAGGCCCCTTATGATGCGTCATGAAGCGCCCAAGAACCGTCTGGGGCCACGGATGCATTCCGCCAACGCCAGCGGCCAGATCCTTGAACCGGAATCCCCGCGCCTGATATATGGCGCGGACCGTATCGAACACCCAAGCATCATGCCATTCCCTCAATCTAAACACGGCATCCGAAGCCCATATTTCTCGCATGGAAAGCAGAAACGAGACGCCACCACGACCAAGATTCAGGGCCAAAAAACCGCACTCGGAATGAGGCCAGTCAGTTCGGCCTATATACACTCCCAAGTATTCGTCATCCAATATCTCGCACCAATCCACCTCCGTCATGGGCGCGTGAAACGTCACGTCCCCGTCTATCCATATCCGCCAGCCGCCCAGGGATATGCCGTCCATGTTGGTCATGGCGAACGCCTTGTTGTGCCATTTCATGGCGTCCCATTTGTAGTCCTTCCTGTATTTTCCGCCCCCGATATGGAATAGCCCGTGCGCCCGTATGTCGTCATGGTTCCGTCTCGCGAAAGCAGCCCTCGCTGCGTCGGCTTCGCACCTAACGTAACGGACGGCGCAGCCGTCCGTTTGCGTGACCGGACAACCCGACTCGCAAGACACCATAAGAGGCAGACCCACATTCTGAAGGTAGGTCTCGAGAAAAGACTTTCCATACGCCTCATACCCTCTCCAATCCCAACTCGTAAGGCAATGAGACCCAGCTCCTAAGGTAGCCGCGCCACTCGTCGGCATAAGCAGCGTCTTTGTATCGCTCATACCACGGCCCTCCTCGCGTGTAGTGTACTGCCTTCGGGTCGATCGAAGAATCGCTTACCCCCTCCAGCCAGTTCCACTCCACCGGCAATTCCCCAATGTCCCCATCCCGTAACCACCGGAATTGGTGAAGCCAATCACCTGGCTTGCAATTCACATCCTCCCTCCTGATCGATAGATTGTGCTTATGGGAACAATTCCACAGCACGAAACTTGACCAATTCTTACGGAAATAACTCGTCTGCAACTTGCCATCCATCTTTACCGTCTCAACCGGCCTGAAATCATGCTTGACACACATGACAGCATACTTGTCGTCCCGCAAGGCCAATAACTCACCAATGTCAGCGCGAAATAAGAAATCACTGTCGCAGAAAAGAGCCCACCCCTCATACTGCTGCAAAATCGGGACAAGAAACCGCGTGAAGGCAAACTCCGTCGAAAATGGACGCTTGGTCGACTCGTCATACTCCTGCTCGCCCATCGCAAACCATTTCCGTTCGAAAATCCCCCCACCGCCAGGCCAACTTAAGGCATCCCTCTGCAACTTGACAATGTGCAACGGCACAGTGCTGCGCCGCATGAGCGATAACACACACACATCATACGCAAGCACCTGCTTGGAATCATACCCAACATAAACCGGGAAGGGCATTAAGGCCCCCAAAGGCGACTCCGGAAGCGCCCCCGGCGCGCCCAGCAAGGAGTCAACGTTCATTTGGCCACCTGTATATTACGTCAGGATCAAGATGTTCCATCTGACGAGCGCCCCAATTCTCCAACAAGCTCAAAGGGGAGCTTGATCCATACCGCGCCCAATGCCCCTTGTCCTCCAGTATCACCACCGGCCGGTGCTTCCTGAAAGTCTTCTCCCCCCCAACCAAAACTAGCCGCTCATAACCCTCTACATCAATCTTGACAAAATCAGGCTCTAAACCAAACCAATCCAAGGGCCGCATCTGTACCGCCGTCAAACATACCTTCGCTTCCTGTTCCGTCGTGAAGTGTTCTACCCGCTTGCTAACACTCGGCTTCCCCACCATCCGTACCTCCACAGAGCTAGCGCCCAGAGCTGCCTGACAACAATGAATGTTGCCAAGACGGACAACATTGGTAACCAAACAATCGAAATTGTGGATGTCCGGTTCGAAGGCATACACCGCCTCAAACCGCCGCGCCAGACGTAGGGCGTAAAGACCAACATGCGCCCCAATATCTAACGCCACACCGAATTTGTCAACATATGCGTAGCATCTGTCAACGGTTTCAGCGCCGCGTATCCACCTGGGAATCCCGCTATCATTCGCCGGAAAATATAGACCGCCAAATAAATGACGGCTGAACGCCCTTAACTTGCGGTGCTCCCTGACCGGACCCTCCTCCGGACGCGCCGAGGGCGCTTCCGGAGTCTCGTTAGAGACCCCGTCCGCGCCTCTTCCCGACATGTGCACCCTTGATCTTGCCAGCATTCACACTGGCATAAAAAACTTGAGTCCCCTTCTTTTTCGTCCCGTAACCCCGCTCCATCGAACGCTTGATTTTAGCACCCTTCTTCGTCAACGGCATCCCCAGTCCCTCCAAATACTATATCCACGGCAAGCCGCCCGGGGCCCCCACCAATAATCGTTCAAAACAAACACGGTTTGTGAAAACTTGCAACCAAGAAGTGACGTACCTTGGGCGCGTGCAGGAGTCTGCAAGCAGACGGATTCCTTACCAAAGGATCCACGCACCGATCACCTCTCTTCAGCACCGAGCAGTCTTTCCTAAGCATCAACCCCCCCCGACCCCCCCCTTTCCAGTGGGGGGTGCATCACTGAACCGTGATGCTGTCTCTTGGAAGGGCGATCTTGGATCTCTAGGGCGTTCGGGGGTAGGGTTCTTAGGGAAGGGGGCAAAACCGTAAAACTGTGTTTTGGCCTTGTCAAGAAGAATCGT